TACTTATATAAAAACATATAACTTACAAGTAGCGCACGACTAATTAAAATTGTATACTAAGAAATTAAAAATTCCTTCTATCTGCCACACGGCAAATAGAATTGTAAAAACTTTCTAAGTTTACAAAATTGTTTGTCGTGGGCCTCGATTGTCTAAAACCGAACCTATGGTACACTCATAGGATTTCTCCTTTCACGCATGAAAGGACCCGCCTTCGTCTCATTTAATTATGTTGTCACTGGCTGAGACCAAAAACCATCCCTGCTGACTAGGTCGCGTCAGGATCAGGGACGTTGTATGTGACAGGGATGCCGCTGAAGAAGAAAAATGACATATCTTCTCCAGCAGCGGTGTATTCGCTTGCTGCAACAGGATCACGTTGATCTGTGATATCCGCTGGATTCAACCCCATGTGCAAGACGAATTTACGCCTTCGAGAATCACTTGAACTCACTTGTCTAGCAGGCGTAAATCGGGCGTTTTCATAGTACGGAAATTCTGTCTCAATCGCACCATTAACGCCTAAAACGGTTGTTGCTGTACCGGCAACAGTGGAATGCTTAAGAGCCATCGTGTTCTCAATAGATGCTCTATCGCTAGGTTGTACTTGTCTCAAATCTCGTCTGAACCTATACGCTTCATCATTAGTTGTCGCATTCGCGACAAAAGGTTGATATGGCACATTTTGAGTGCCTGCAAATACAAATTTCTTTCGGAACGCTCCACGAAATCCAGCATAAGCCGGAGCAAAGTGAGTCCAAAAGCTTGGAAGAACGTAATTGTATTTGTCCCCTGCAGGTGTAGCATCAATGCCAGAAACATCATAACCTCTATAATAAGGTCTAGTTGTGGCAGTCACAGCAATATCGGTTCTCAAATTGGGGTCAGGAGCTCCGGTACTATGAACACGATGCAAACTATATCTCTTAATCAACTCTCTAATAGACGTTGGGCTTTCACCAAAGAACACTTCCATATAATGATCCGATGCCGAACCACTAACGTTAATTGCACCCACAGCGTCAGCTCCAACTGGTTTTGTAGGAGCTGATGTTGCTAAATTCTCACCTGACTGTGATTGAAAAACTTTTGGAGCTTCGGTAAGAGGAGTGAACACCGATAGGTTCTGGAACCCATCAGTGGTCGGCATGCCAAATTTGGCGTCATCCTCCATTCGCACAAACACGTTAAATGAGATATTAGAGTCTGCGGCTGGAGCTACCAATTGGTTTAAAACTTGAATACGAATCATGCCATTAGTGAACTCATATTCAGGTGCAAAACCACCTGTTGTCCTAAAAGGCAAATCACTGGATAGGTAATTAGAACATTGTTTAAAAGGTTGAGCTTGACACCACCCAATCGTTATTTCAAAATCATCATGATCGGCAATATCTATAACACGAGTATAATTCGTGTTAAAAGACGCTTCTTGTGTAGCAAAATAACTCGGATCGTATTCCACCACAATTTTACCTTTATGAAATTTCGATTTAACTATCTGAAATTTGTACGTAATTGACCCATGCCAATAATTGAAACACTGCGCCATATATGCCATAGGAGTTGCATGGTATTCAGTATGAGTCTGTTGTGCTCTATCAAATAATGACGGCGTCACTCTACACTCAAACAGATTAGTGCCCGGAGATTCATTAGCTTGCATATCAAACGTAGTAAGAAATGATTCACGCTTAACGAAACCAAGGATCGACATTTCATCTTGAGGTGCCAATCCCACCGTTGTGGGATCAATCGTCAATTCAGCTTTGCTGTCCAAAGATAACTTCTGAATTGCATCCGATGCGTCCACATTGGCAAGATTACCTTGAGGTAAGGGTTTTACCAATGTTATTTCAGATACAACAGGAGGACGTGAAAAGCCAAACATCATAGCTATTTTCCCAACAGCTGAGGCTGCTATTTCTGTAGCACGCGCATATGGTGAAATAACTGGAATAGTGCTAAGAGCTCCTGCAGCTCTTGCAACTGCAGAAGCAGGTTTGGAAATGATTCCCATGCCATATTCATCCTTGCTTGCCTTAGTCAAAAGACCACTTTGAGATTGGTAAACCAATCTCTTTTTGGCAGTTGGAGGATCAGCTACATGGGAAGTCGGAACAGCCAACTTAATGTCAGAAGCCCAAGCAAAGATGGATATAGAAACCGGGTCATCACCTCCGTTCGCATGCCTCAATGCTTGAGTACTCTGCAAAGTAACAGTGCCCAAAGCAAATGAAAGATCATCAGTAATGGAGATAAAATTCTCGGTCCAAAAGAAAGGCACTTCAATATCACCACCCTGATTGGCAGAAGGATCAATCCAAATATGTGGACGTTGCGAACAGCGAATAACATCTTGTGCGACAGGTGCTCGTGTCAGTTCTAAATCATTGTCCAATTTTTGGATTGGATTATAACTAACGAGAGCTCTGCCATAATGAAAAGGAGTACCACTGATAACAACACGCATATGCAACTTGTGGCGCAACAATTCATAATTCTTAGTTTTGTCATAAAAGTATTCATTTTTATGTAACAATTCCCAAGGATCAAGAGCATCGAGCAAAGATTGCCCAACATCCCAAGATGTTTCATAAATCTTAACGGGACGCGCAAGCGAATCACCAAGATTTGCATCCACATTGTAGCCGTGATCCATTGTTCCCTCATACATAGCATTGCGAGTATAAGTGTAACCGGCATTCTCAGCATTAAATTCCAAAATCTGTTCGCGAGCCACAGGTTGAGATTCTGTAATATTCGCACCATCCTCTGTCTCACCCGATTGCGATTCATAACAAATAGGCGTGAACATAAACGTTTCAGTTTTCTGGCGCAATTGAAATCTCCAATCATTTTGTAATCGTCTTTGATCTAGTTCTCGTGGCAATTTACCATAAACTAAATTATTGACTTCGTCACTGTATGATTTGCGCTTCTTTCCCTCACTATAAGCTTGACTTGATAAGTCTCTCTTACGAGCGGAGGGCAATTCGCCAGATTGCGATACAAATTGCATCAGTGCCTCAGGACAACTCTTGGCCACAGGCTCATTGTCTGTAACCAAACCGTATGACTGAAGCAATTTAACTTCCGAAATTTCCGCGTCAGCGGGTTGCATCGCATTCAGATGTTCCACTTCATCTGTCAAATCTGCAACCTGCTTCTTCAATTTTCGGACGTGATTGTATTTGCGGGTCAATTGATTCCGCAATTCATGCACGGTATCGTGCAAATGAGCATTTTCTTGCTCATATTGACTGATTTTATTAAGGCGATCAATCAACGCCTGTATATCTAAATATTGATTTGTAATGCTGTTTTAATTATAGAGTCAATTCTAACATTATTGAATTGCTCCAGAGCCATCAACTATTTAGTGTAGCGAACACTCAATCCTAAAAAGAATTGCTCACTATCTCATGGTTTTCTACACTTTTCCACTCCATGACGGACTGAGTGACAAGCGAGTCCCTACCCATGAAAGGTTCTTCAACTTAATGTCCATGTATCCAACGGACAATGATCATCGAACAAATCTTACAATCTCGATCATGAAGATTGTAAGAGTGAAGAGCATTAAGCTCGATCAAATTTCATGCGAATACTTCGCACAAAATTCGTCCACACGCCTAGAGTAACTCTTGAGGTCACCCACGAAACCAGCAATACCGTTCACGCGAGCGACTTCATACAATTGAGATACTCTCTTTTCATATATCTTTTCCCCAAATTGAAAGTATTTTGAGGCTACGTTACGGATAGCTTCAGCACTATGCATTTCTTCTGACATGAAATTGGATTTCACATGAGAATGCAGCATTTTTGCGATGCTATCTTCCTCAATAACAGCTCGATATAATTTCAATTCTTTGTCCCATACAGGAATATGTTTGAGAAAAGATAATTCAGCCATACCTACATATGGCTTGGATTTTGCTTCTTTATCTGCCATAGTGTATTTAATCCCACATTTAGCAAATTCTTCAGCGATAGCTGTGTGATTATACCAGCCGTAGCCTTTAGCTACAGACATAGCATTATCATCACCATACGTCATCAATGAAACCACTGTGTTGTACGGAGGTGGAGACCACCACAGCTTGCGTTGTGCAATTGCAAAGTAAACATATCTCATATATAAAGAATTCACAATGCTATTGATAACAACAGTTAAAGGATGACCAGATGGATTTGATCCAAAGAATTGGATTAAAGTTCCAAAATGGTCGTATGTAGGAGAACAAATTTCAGTAGCCAATCCGCGCATAATAGTGACATCTCTTTCTGTGTAATGATCAGAGTCAGAACAAATTGAAATGATAACATTAAACGCAGCAAGCATAAAACGAGAACTCATACATGAATCAAACGAGGCATAATCACCTGCAATAATGCGATCTTTGCCAAATTTGACAATGTGATTAACCAATTTAGTCCACTCAGGAGATTCGACATTAATGCCAACAGCACACTCAAATACTTCCCTATGCTTCTGCATCAAAGCAGAAAACATAAGGAAATATTTGCGCACCAAAAAAGTGAAAGGCATATTACACGCTCCAAACACTCTTACTTTATCCTTAGTTAACTTAGTTGGTTCATCTTTAAGCGCAGCTCTAAAAACAGTATTTAGTCTTTTACCTTGAGCCAACTTTTCTTCCATGTGAGCAATTTCTTTGGAAATAATAGGTCTAACCTCGTATACACAGGTGATACCTTCTACTTCACGTTCGCTTTCAGTAATATAATTTCGTTTAGTTCCCTTATATGGAAACCCAGCGGATGTTGAAAACTCCATAGAATTTACTCCATGCACTCCATCAATTCCACTAAAAGCTTCATCTGTGCTCAATGGTCGTAAGTTGAGGATTTCCATTTTGGGTAGTGCTTTGCGCACTCCCACAACATAATCCACAACCGACTTTTTGATCAAAGATTGATCAAATTTGTAAGCAATGTCTACCTTCTTCAATACATCTACCCTCTGGTGTCTAGGGTGTGACATATTTGGGGGTGGACCATGCTTAACAGGAATGCCCATTACACTGGCGACTGTGCTTGATATCATTGTTGGCACAACGGCTGAAACCCACGAAGATCGTGGCTCAGAGTGTGAACCAATAACTAGCGCCTTGGAATCACTCGGCAAATCAGCACATGCACTCTTGTAATGAACTGGACCAATGGGTCCTATTTTTACACCTGATATCACATCACTAAATACTTCAGCAGAGTGTGATATCAAGATGTCTGGGCGCTGTTTGAATTTCTTAACTGCGCCCAATAACATATTGCGGGTCACAAATGCAGCAGCTCCTTCGGACCCCAAGCCTGCAACATGAAAACCTGCAATAAAGGATCCTTTGCGCGTATGTGCTACCAAAGTAGCCATGCAAAGTCCTCTAAAAGTTTCTCCAGGGTAAGAATATTCGACGGACTCGAATGTTCCACCCAAATGGGACGTTGAGCGAGTTCGCACACCAAGAATATTTCGTTTACACTCCAAGCCAGATGCAGAAAAGTAATGTAAATCCATGGCAAATTTCTTATTCTTTGGAATATCACCAGGGTACAAATTTGTCATATCTTTGTGTGTTCCCGCTTCCGGACAATACCATAAAGCCAAATCTGTTCCTTCAATCTTCTGACAAGCATCAGGAGAGAGGATCAATTTAGTTTCAAAAGTATTAAACTTTTTAATCGTTGCCTCACTATTTTTATCCGGTACCATATGATTAGGAATAAGCAATATATTTCCGCTAACTGGAACAACATTACAAAAAGAGATTTTGTTGCTTTGAGGATTAGTAACATACAACATCATCTGTCTTTTTGAAACAATTTCGTTTAATTGTTCCGCGGAAGTAGTCTTAGCGATGGGCGTTAGGTCAACAGGAAAATCATAATCTCTTTGATTTCTGTCACTCCAGAAAGGTCTATCCTCTTGAGGCGCGCATTTCTCAGTGACAAAAGTGTTATCATACTGACTTTTAAATGTCTTCCTATTTGCCCGCAACTTATTTAAAATCCGAATGCAACCGCCAAATGCAGTCGCAACCATCAATTTTTGCGTTGTGGTAAGACTATTATAATAGGCACATGGGCGCGGCAGCCTTAGAACCTCACGCATATGAACTAAATTGTTCTTATAGATTCTGTAAGGCTTCACGCACAAGCCTAATATCGAAAAGAAAAACAACAGCAACATGCGCACAGGAGACCATCCGTATTCAGCCAAAGTTAGGCATGTCATAAATGATAAACATGCCAACATGACAGTCTTACGAAATGGGAATTCAGAGTATTTATATACATACACTACTGAAAACCAGTGCAACAATGTCAGCGGAAAAATTAATTTCTCTAACCAAATGCAAAATTGTTCTTCAAAGTCCAATATAAATACAGGGATTGTGATCCATGCCTCAAAGGATTGCGATTCCTTTTTACATGCGCACAAATTACTTGTCATCGAACACTTCTCACATTTAGTAAGTGTTTTCATTTCTTTGTGATTTTTAACCATGCGCTCTTGATGAGCTACATGCTTTTCAGATTCGCCACATAAGAATACCAACAAATCCCGAAAACCTATGTCTTTGAGTAGTTTACCCTTGTGCGTGATAGTGTGATATCCAATACCACCTTTTCCATCATCAATGGGAACTTGCACTTCAAATAACGCATAATCAGGTAATTCGTTGGGACCATACAATGGCAACTTATCTGGATCAATCATCCCTCGCTCGTCCTTATATTTATCCTTCACAGTTTGAGTAACTGTGAAATGGAAACGGCGACAAATAGAAATTGGTTCGTTTGAATACGCCCAAGCGTCCAAATGCTTAACATTAGTAGTTGCACACAAGACATTAGGCTCAATCATAACATTACCTTTCATATCCGCCACTGGATTAAGAGCGGCGATGGGAACATTATTGTTGAATTGAATCACTTTATTTAATGGATTTTCGGTCGTTTTCGAAGACCGCGTGTTACACAGATCATCAAAAATAACTCCATTATGGTGGGTTCTGAATTCAGATTGATACTTATCAGCCTCATTCAATGTAATAACTGAATTGTTACCAGCATCAAAATTGTTATGAGCCAATAAAGTTCGAACAATGATGTTCACAATGGACGATTTACCTACACCTGATCCACCATACAGCAAGACTCCGAAAGGCGCTTTACGCATAGTATCGCGCTGATCCAGAGTTCGCCGCGATTGAAAAGATCGAACTTCTCTAAGCTTTTGTGTCAATGTCAATTTTGCTTTTTCATCTGCAGATGTGAGCTTTTCACACAACACAATGGCTAATTCAGCCAAACGTCGATCATATTCATGGGGATCCATATGAGACCTACCAGCAGATAGAACAGCATAATGTGCACATAAAAATGCGTACTCCTGTTCAAAAGAATCTTGAGCACTGGCGCGAATAAATACGCGCCAATCTCCCTCCTCAAAAAACTTTTCTGTCAGTAGGAAAAAGGTTCTTTTCAGAACCATAACAGCCTCCAATAGATCCATAATTGTGGGGCTTTTTGCCACATCTTTACGAGGAACTATTTTAGACAAAGGCATCCAAGCTGGAACAAAGCTTGCATAGCCCAAACCCATTAGAACACTAAGCAGATTATAAAAGCTAGTGAATAAGGGGCAAAATCTCGCTTCACTAATAAAAGACCATAAAGTGTCTACTGATGGTAGTTCCATCAACTTTACAGCTTCTGGCAAAGACAAAGATCGTAAGTTATTCCACATCGTACCAGCAGTTTCCCACATGGATTCTGTAGTAACTTCAGTGAAATAACTTGAAATATCAGCAATACCTACTTGAGATTCTTTAATAGGTTTGCTAGGTTTGTGTGGTTTCTTAGCATTCGTCTGCTGCTTGGGGACAGCATTCTTGTGCTTTGGAGTCCGTTTGGAAGAATATTTGCGTTCAAATTTTTTCTTCTTCTCGAAATCCCCACGTCGTTGAATATTCCAATCATTTACTTCCTCAGAAGACTGAGAAATCAAGATTGAATTATCTGAAAGTATATGACCAATGGTCATGACGATGCATATATAATATGCAATAAGACATAGCAAATGAGTGTATTCACTATGAATGATGGTTCTTGTGACTAACGACAAACCAACAAGCGCGTTTGTGTTCAACTTATTAAAGTTGATGAAATGAATCATTTTGATTGAAATTTTTATGGTGCTAGCGTGTCCAAATCCACGCATAACCAAAGGAAATTATGTAACCTGGATTAATATAAGATGGAAGGCTTCTGTTATACTATTAGTCAGGAAGCGTACAAAACTAATAGACTGTGTTTGTTCATTCGGGCGGTTCAGTTCTCCGCCGTGTGTACCTAGTTTAAAGAGGGGTACAAATCCTCTGTGAGCATCTTGATTAAAGAGGGATGCAAATCCTCTGGGGTGGCCAGGGGGGGGTGAATAAAATCAAACAATAACAACACTAAGGGCAACGTATTGCCCCTAGCGACTTACCGTGCCGTATTCTACGGAGCAATGCAATACACGTAACGAATTACGTGCAAGACTGCCGTAAATAAAATGTTACTGAGTGAACAGTCAGAATTTACCGAGCTCGCGGCCAACGAGCAATGAAATCCTAACACTAGAGAACTCTATACAGGTTAATACCTGCATAGAGT